GCTCAAGACCGATCTCAAGACCCGCACCGAGATCTACGATCTGCAGCGCTCGATGGGCCTGCGGTCCATTGACGAGATGCGCGACCTGGAGGACCTGGAGCCGATCCCCGGCGGGCAGGGCAACGAGTACATCCCCCTGGACGTCATGGTGGCCATGGCCCGGTCGATCCGCGGCATCCCCAAGTCGATGGAGTCGGCGATCGACCTGGAGATGGACCTGGCGGCCGACAAGCTGCAGGACCTGGCCAAGGAAGGGCTCGCCGCGCCGACTCCCGCGCCGACTCCCGAGGTTCCCTCGGCGGAGCAGATGCTCGGGCAGATCATCGGATCCCAGCGGCACTACGGCACGCGCGAGGAGCGCGACGACGCCGAGCTCATCTGGAATTTCCTGCAGGCCAAGCGCGCGGCGGAGCGCGCCCAGGCCCACCGGCAGGCGGACGGCCCCGAGTTCGTGGGCGCCTGGATCCCGAGCAAGCGGGACCTGGTGCTGTCCGGGGCGAATGGCAGCGGAAACGGCGGCGATGGTCACTGATGAAAGGTCTGTTACATGAGTGAATCCAGGGCCGAGATGACGTCAGCGGCCATCAACGACCTCCCCGATTCTGCTTTTGCCTATATAGAGCCTGGTGGCTCTAAGGATGCCGGGGGGAAGACGATACCTAGGAGCAAGCGGCACTTTCCTGTGCATGACGAGGCTCACGCTAGGAATGCACTCGCTCGCGCTCCGCAGTCGCCCTTCGGCAAGCAGGCCATGAGCAAGATCCTGGCCGCATGCCGCAAGTTCGGGGTCACGGTCTCCGGCGACAACCGCGCCGCGTTCGGCGAGCTGCCCCCGGACGGCATGCCCGAGCGCCGCTTCACCCGGTTCCCGCCCGAGGTGCGCCAGGAGGCCGAGCACGGCCCGCAGTTCATCTACGGCTACGCGGCGGCGTTCGGCAAGCTGAGCCGCAAGCTGGGCGGCTTCGTGGAGCAGGTGGACCCGACCGCGTTCAACGAGACCAAGACCCTCGGCTGGCCCGACGTGGTCTGCAGGTACAACCACAAGGACGACGCCCTGCTGGGTACCACGCACGCCGGCACGCTGCGGCTGGCCACTGACCAGACCGGGCTCGCCTATGAGGTCAATCCGCCGCACGCCCGCGCCGACGTCCTCGAATACGTGACCCGCGGCGACGTGCGGCACAGCTCGTTCGCGTTCCGGGTGTTCCCCGGCGGCGACGAGTGGGGCGTGTCGGAGTTCAACTACCCGATGCGCACGTTGCTGTCGGTGCAGCTGGTAGACGTGGCGCCCGTGTTGGACCCGGCCTACCCGGATGCCACCGCCGGCGCCCGCGCGCTCAACGGCGCAGTCCAGAGCCTCGCCGACTGGGTGCAGGCCGACGTGGAGGAGGTCCGCAGCAGGCTCAACGAAGGCCGGGCGATGGAGTTCTTCAAGCGCTACCGCGACATCGACGGCGGCAGGCCGAAGCCTGACCAGCGCGTCCGGCCGCCCAAGAAGCCGGTACTGACCGGTGCCCAGGCCCTGCTCACCCTGCAGGCCAACATGGAAGACCCCTGGGTGGACGAGGAGTAACAACCACGCAGTAACCAGTGCAAGCGCGCTGAGGCCGTAGCTGATCAACGGACGGAGCGAGCGCAGGTGCAGAAGGCAACCAACGCGAAAGGGAAAGAAAATGCCTTCTGAAGTCGCAAAGCGTCTGAGGGATCGGCGCCTCCAGGTATGGGAGGAGGCCAAGGGCATCGCCGAATCCGCCGCATCCGAGAACCGCGCCCTCACCGATGAGGAGCAGGGCAAGTGGGACGCGATGCAGGAGGAGATGCAGAAGCTTGACGTCCGGATCAAGGCGGTCCTGGACACCGAGAAGCGGGCCAAGGAAGCCGACGACGCGTTCGACGCGCTGTCCGGCCGCAAGCCCGCTGAGGGCCAGGCCGCCCGCACCGCCGGCGGGTCCAAGATGCTGGACGAGGTCCGCAAGTGGGCGCGCGGAGACGAGGGCGCCGGACGTGCCCTGGAGATCCGCCGCGCACCCGAGCTCGGCCCGATCAACTACCGCGTCCTGACTGCTGGGACGGGCGGTTCCGCTAGCAGTATCGTGCCGATCGATTTCTACGACATGCTCATCGCACACCTGATCGAAGTTTCGGGTGTCATGCAGTGCGGACCGACCGTGCTCAACACCGGAGGCGGCGAGACGCTGCAGGTGCCGAAGACGACCGCGCACTCCACCGCGGCCTCCGCGGCCCAGGCAGGCACGCTCCCGACGTCGGACCCGACGTTCGGCATGCAGCCGTTGTCGGCCTTCAAGTACGGCATCATGCTCCAGGTCGCCCGCGAGCTCATTGACGACACGGCCGTCGATCTCCTCGGGTACCTGGCCATGCAGGCGGGACGCGCGCTGGGCAATGCCTTCGGCAACGACCTGGTCAACGGGACTGGCACCGGCCAGCCGGCCGGCCTGGTCAGCACCGCGACGGTCGGCGTGACCGGCTCGGTGACCGGCGTGGCCGGCGCGCCCAGCTACGCCAACCTGGTCGACCTGGAGTACAGCGTAATAGCTCCATACCGACAATCAAGGTCGTGTTACTGGCTGGCCGCGGACAAGACCATCGGCGGGTTCAGGAAAATTACCGACACGGTCGGCAGGCCGATCTGGGAACCGTCCGCGGTCCTCGGGTCTCCCGACCTGCTGCTCGGCAAGCCCCTGGTCGCCGACCCGTTCATGCCCGCCATGGCGACCGGGTCCAAGTCCATCGCGTTCGGCGACTTCAGCCAGTACTTCGTGAGGCTGGTGGGAGGCGTGAGGTTCGAGCGTTCGGACGACTTCGCCTTCGGTTCGGACCTTGTGACCTTCCGTGCTATACTTAGAGGAGATGGTACCCTCGTGGACCGCACGGGCGCGATCAAGATGTACCAGGGCGCAGCTACCTGACCTGCGGAAATGCGGCTACGCATGCAGGCGTCACCGGCAAGCCCAGGCTCTGGCTGCAGGACGATGAGCGCATGCTGTAACCGCACTACTTCCACGGAACGTCACAAGGTTTGTTACACGATGAGTAGCTGGTATACTGGGAGAACGGACGGTAAGCCCACCGCCCGCTCTCAGCCAGGACCCTGTATAGGAGGGTGCCAGCTATGCCAGAGACTACGCGCACGTGCTCATTCGAGGGTTGCGAGAAACCTCGCTACTCACGGGATTACTGCACAGCGCACTACCGGCAGGCTCTCAACGGCAAGCCGCTCAAGCCGCTCCGGCCGTATGTCAGGCGCGGACCTGAATGCCTCGCGGACGGATGCACGGCTAAACCGCATTCGCACGGATACTGCAAGGTCCACTGGCAGCGGCTGTCCCGTTACGGCCGCCTGGAGCGCGTCAAGACGCAGTACGAGCCAGGGACGACTTGCTCCGTCGATGGCTGCGAGTCCCCCGTGAAGGCCGCAGGGTACTGCGACGTGCACTACATGCGCGTCCGGCGCAACGGAGAGCCCGGCACAGCAGCTTCCCAGGCAGGACTGCGACGCCGGAGCCAGTACGAGGGACTGGAGTGCGCGGTCGAAGGATGCACCAGGCCGGTAAAGTGCCTGACCTGGTGCAATATGCACTACCAGCGTTGGAAGCGCACCGGAGACCCGGCCGGGAAGTGGGGCGCTAACCCGCGGCAGAGCCAGGGATACACCACATCAGACGGCTATCGGATGGCACCCGACCGGCGAAACGGCCGTCCTGTCCTTGAGCACCGGCTGGTCATGGAGCAGGTGATCGGCCGCCCGCTGCACCGGCACGAGGAGCCGCACCACAAGAACGGCATCCGGGACGACAACGATCCGGGGAACCTGGAACTCTGGGTGAAGTGGCGTCAGCCGAACGGCCAGCGGCTGTCCGACCTGATCGAGTTCGTCGTGACGTACTACCCCGACGAGGTACGAACCGCTCTGGAGGCGACGTAGCAAGCAGCCCCGGCCCGCGCAGCGAGTGGCCGCCCGCGCGGGCCGGGGAGCCAGGAAAGCGAGGCTAGCATGCGCTCGGTCACGATGATCGTCAACCTGTCCGGCGGCGGCCCGGGCGGCCGGGACTGGCGGGACTTCCCGGCCGGGGCGTCGCTGGACGTGGAGGACTGGGAAGCCGAGGACCTGATCCGGATCGGGCTCGCCGTCGCCGGTCCGGAGGGGGGCGAGGGCGCTTCCGCCGCGCCCGAGCCCGAGGCGGAGGCCCCGGCCGCTGAGTCCGAGCCCGGGGCCGGGGCACCCGCCGAGCCGGCCGAGTATGAAGACGGCACGGGCGTCTCCCCGCTGGCCGAGGTGTCTGTGCTGGCCGAGACTTCCGGGACCGCGGCGGGGGCAACGGACCCAGAGCCAGAACCCCCGGCGCCCGCACCCGAGCCGGAGCCAGCGCCGCCGGAGCCGGAGCAGCTGCCGGACGAGGCGCCCGTGTCCCCGGAACCTCCCACCGATGGGAACAACCCGGAGCCGCCTCCGCTGGCCCCGGCGCCGCACCAGAACAAGCAAGCCTGGATCGACTGGGCGATCAGCCAGGGCGCCGATCCGGATACCGCTCACAACATGACCAAGGCCGACCTGATGTCCCGTTACGGTGGTCGGCTCTAGACTGTCCAATAAGAGGGATTGCCCGCGGCCTACGGGAGCCGGGCTCCGAGATAGGAGCCCATCATGGCTGACAGCACCCAGGTCCCCGGCTACGACCGGACCCTGGCCAACCGCGAGCCCCCGGGCCGGTCCGGTACCGGCAGCGGCGGCGACCTCGTCACCAGCGAGCCCGGCCAGTACCCGCCGGTCGCGCCGGGCGACACCACGATCTTCGGCGGGCCGCTGCCCACCGGGACCGGCGCGCCTGGCACCGCCGGAGGCGACTACGGCGGCCCCGACACCAGCCAGGCCGGCCAGCTGGGCGACAGCTTCACCGGGCTGTCCCGGGACGACATCACCGATACGGGCGCGCCCGGTACTGATGGCGCGGACATCCCGGCTGGGGCCGGCCCGGACACGGTGAAGTTCACCCGGCCCGGGTCCTACCTGTCCGGCAGCTACGCCCAGGACACGGTCCGCGGCAAGGTCGATGGCCCGGCCGAGTGGACCGAGGCCAACTCCGGCGGCTACGGGACAGACGGGCCGAAGCTGCCCGGGATGAAGGAACCGACCCCGGACGGCGGCCCGTTCCAGCCGGGTTCCGGCGGCCGGGTCATGCGCGGCGGCCGGGCCGTCCGCGGCTGAGCCGTGCCGTTCAGCTCGGGCACCGTGGAGATCGGCGATACCGCCTCGCCGATCTGCCCGGTCGGCCGGGGCCGCACGGTCAAGGTGAAGAACCTGGACAACAGCACGACCGTGTACGTCGGCGGCCCGGACGTGACCACGGACGGCGACGGCGCAGGTTACCCGCTGGACGGCCGGGAATCCGAGACGTTCAGCGCCCCGCTGCCGCGTGAGTCGGTCGTCATCCCGGCCCCGGCCGACGACATGGCCCCGGACGTGCTGTACGGGCGCACTGAGCGGGGCAAGGCCAGGGTCGCCTGGATCTCGGCGTAGGAGGAGCGATGCAGGACCTCAGCAGTCTCGCTGATAACTCTATAACTGCCACGTCACAAGCAGCGGGTAATATGACCAGCTCGAACCGGCAGGCGATGACCGCGCCGGGCACCCAGCCGGTCACTCCGCTGCCGCCCGCCCGGGACCAGGACAGCCCCGACCTGACCATGACCGCGGAGATCCCGCCGGGCACGTCCGGTAAGCCGCAGGCCAGCAAGCAGGCCGGGGAACCGAACCCGCCGCACCCGGCCTGGGGCAAGACCACGACCCCGGAGGTGGTCCGGATCCCGGCGCCCGTGCCGCCCGACCTGATCGGCGACGCCGGCCAGGCCGTCATCGGCGTGGCCGGCCCGGCCCGGGGAGCCACGTCCGGGCGCGCATCGAGCGCCGCAGCAAGCAGCAGCAACGGAGGTTGACATGCCTGACGCACCCAGCCCGATCACCAGCCCGCCCGACGTAGACGGCCAGCCCTGGGACGCCACGTCCGAGTCCTCGGTCGGCAAGTGGGACTGCCTGGAAGACGTCGCCGGCGAGATCGGTTTTGACGGCAGCCAGAGCGGCGACCACTTCGCCGGCGCCGACCGGCACGCCGGCGGCCAGAGCGGCCCGTGGAAGCAGACCTGATCATGGCCGACAACTCGCATCAGGGCAACGCCAACAAGGCCACGGTCGGCACGGGCGGCACGGTTAAGCCCGCCGGGCAGGAGCTGTCCACCGTCAAGAACGCCAACCTGGCCCATCAGGGCAACGCCAACCTGGCGCACTGATGGCCCAGCCGTGGCCGGACGGAGACGAGCCGGGCAACCCCGGCGGCCTGGAGATGGGCACCGTCAAGGCGGACGGCGGGGAGTGCGCCCGGGAATGGCCGAACGGGGCACCCGGCCACGGCTACTACGACCCGCCGCCCACTGTGCCCCCGCCGCCGTACGTGCCCGCGCTGGAGGTTACCGGGGTGCAACCGGATCACGGCGACGTGGCCGGCGGCGCCCTCACGGACGTGTACGGCGCGGACTTCACCACGGGCGGCACTACCACGGTCACGTTCGGCGGCGCGGCGGCGACATCGGTCGTGGTGGTCACGCCGGAGCACCTGACCTGCTTCCCGCCAGCCGGCACCGCAGGCCCCGCCGACGTCACCGTCACGACCCCGGACGGCTCGGCGACCCTGCCCGGCGGGTACACCTACGAGCTGGCAACCGCACCGGTCACGGCGGTCGCGGACTTCACCTACACCCCGTCCAACCCGACCACCCAGACGATGGTCACGTTCGACGCGTCGGCCAGCACACCCGGCGCCGGGCAGACGATTACCAGCTACGCGTGGCTGTTCAACAACTCGGCTACCCGGAGCGGTGTGACGTGCACCTGGCGGCTGCCCAGCGGTCACGGCGAGTACGACGCCCAGTTGACCATCACCGACTCCGGGAGCGCAACCGACAGCCTGACGCAGGTGATCACGATATGACCGAGCCCCGCATCCTTGTCATCACCCCGTCCCGGGGGCGGTCCGGGCGGCTCACGGCTATGCTGGACGCGACCCTGTCCACCTCCGGGCCGGGTACCCACGTCGCGGTGTGCACCGATGCCGACGACCCGGACCGCGGCGGGTACGAGCAGCTGGCCGCCGACGCCCGCGAGCTGTGGCCGGGCCGGACCTTCTGGCACCGCGGCCCGCGCAAGTCCCTGGCCGCCTGGACCAACTACCTGGCCGTGTCCTGGCCGCGCGCCGCCCGGTACGGTTACCTGGCCAGCCTGGGCGATGACCACGTCCCCCGTACGCAGGGCTGGGACGGTGTCCTGACAGGTGCGATCGAGGCGATGGGCGGTACCGGGATCGCCTACGGGGACGACGGCTGGCAGCATGAGAACATGCCGACCGCCTGGGTGATGAGCGCCGGCATCGTCCGGGTGCTCGGCTGGCTGTTCCTGCCCGGCCTCGGGCACGGCTACTTCGGCGACAACGCCATCCGGGACCTGGGCGAGCTGGCCGGCTGCCTGCGCTACTGCCCGGGGGTGAAGATCATCCACGAGCACCCGGACGCCGGCAAGGCCCCCGGGGACGTCACCTACGCCGAGGCGGTGCCGTCCTGGGCGGGTGATGAGCAGGCGTACCTGGCCTGGGGCCGCTCCCCCGGTGACGATATGCCCAGTCAGCGTGACCTGGACGTGATCGCCGTCCGGAACGTCATGAGGCTGCGGGCACGCACCGTGCCGGGGGTGCCGGCGTGACCCTGACCGCGCAGCATACCGCCAGGGCCGGGGGCAGCTGGTGTGATATCCAGGGCCACCTGGCGTTCCTGTACGCCCAGGCGGAAGGCCGGGCGGTGATCGCCGAGCTGGGCGTCCGCGGCGGGAACTCGACCTGCGCGTTCCTGGCCGCGATCGAGACCGCCGGGTCCGGGCAGCTGTGGTCGGTGGACGTCGCCTCGCCGGGTGTCCCGGTGTCCTGGCACGACCTGCCGTACTGGCATTTCCTGTGCGCCGATGACACCAGCCAGCAGGCCATGGACTGGCTGCCGCCGAAACTGGACCTGCTGTTCATCGACACCAGCCACGGGCTCGATCACACCCTCGCTGAGCTGACCGCGTACGGTCCGCGGGTCCGGTCAGGTGGCGTCATCCTGTGCCACGACACCTGCTGGCTGCCCGGCGACGTGGAAACCCGCGAGCCGGTCGGGCCGGTCGCCCGCGCGCTGGATGTATGGTGCCAGGCCCAACCGTATGAACTGTCTTGGAGCAACCGGGCCGGGTCGTTTGGCCTGGGCGTGATCGAGGTGCCATGAGCGACAAGGTGATCGTCGGCGACGGGTCCGCCCAGCGGATGGCCGAGTGGGAGGCGCAGTACGCGCACGAGTGCGCCGCGGTCGCCGAGGGCTGGTGCCCCGTGCACCGGACCGTGCTGCACCCGGTGGAGATCCGCGGCGGCGATGAGATGGTGGCCGGGCACTGCTCGTTGTGCAGCCGGTACTGGTTCTACGACACGAAACTGGCCGAGGTCGGCTGGATGCTGGACCACGATCCGCACACCGGAGTGTGGGTGCCGCCGGAGCGGCCGAAGCGGTGGCCCGGCTGGAGCCCGCTGTGAGCATCCTCAAGGTCACCGCGGTCACTGAGGGCCTGTGCCCGGTGCATGGCACCGAACTGCACCCGGTGCAGATGCAGTACCCGGTCCGGCAGCACGGCCGCGACATCGCCGGGCACTGCTCGCCGTGCGGCCGGTACTGGTTCTATGACCCGGACGAGGACGAAGCCGGCTGGATGCTGGACCACGATCCGAACACCGGGGTCTGGGTGCCCCCGCAACGCCACGAGTGGTCGGTGTGAGCCCCCGGCTGGCCAGCCAGGCCCTGGCCGTGGTGGCACTGGGAGCAGCCGTGTACGAGGCGGTTACCAGGCTGGCCCCGTCCTGGCTGCAGGCCATGTTCATGTGGTTCGTCATCGCGGTGCTCGCCTGGGGCCTGGCGAGGGCGAAGCGGCCATGACCGCGCGGTACTGGGTGCTCGCCTCCGATGAGCTGATCGAGACTATGGACCCGTCCCTGCTGCCGGACGGGATCAGGTTGACCGGCATCCGCGCTGACTGGGATCCGGCCGCGCACCTGCTGGAGCGGTCGCACTGGTACCTGGTCACCGACGACGAAGCGCCCAAAGACCTGGACGGCCGACAGGTGGAGCTGGTCCTGGGCCGGCGCGGGCGCGAAGGCGCGAGATCCGTGATCATCGAACGGCGGGTGGTCGCGTGAGCATCCCCAAGGTTCTCCCAGGTAAACTGGCAGTAAGAGCCCCGGCGAGGCAGCAACCTCCCGGGGCAGTGACCGAACCTGATGGAAGCAGGCCGGTATGCCCAAGGGTACGTGCTCGATCTGCGGTGACGCACACTACGCACGGGGCTGGTGCAGGAATCATTACCGGCGCTGGATGCGGTACGACGACCCTCTCGGCGGTACCTGGCCGTCAGCTGACGCTGCATGCACGATCGGTAACTGCAAGGAACCGCACCTGGCGCGTGGCATGTGCGAGAAGCATTACCGGCGCTGGCATAGGACCGGCGATCCGCTGGTGGTACGTGAACGGCCTCCGCAAGCAGGCGTCCTCAATTTCAATTGGAGAGGTGATGCAGTCAAGTACAGCGGGCTGCATCTTCGAGTACGTAAAGAACGCGGTCCGGCTTCAGCCCAGGTTTGCGCGCACGCTGACGAGACGTGCAAAGGTCGGCTGGAATGGGCGAATATCTCGCATGAGTATCTTGGTGTCGAAGATTTCATGCCGTTGTGCCAGTCACACCATGTTCGGTATGACAGGGAGGCTGGATGATGGGGTCTGAGCAAAGCCACATACCACGCGTCTCAGTAATAACACCAACGTGGCAAAGACATGACCTACTACTTAGCAGGACAGTTCCCTCGGTGCAGGCGCAGCGTTATCCGTCCGTGGAGCACATCATCGTCTCGGATGGTCCGGACCCCGAGCTCAAGGACAAGCTGGCCCAGCCCTGGACGGATGGCTGGCGGAACCTGTGGTACCACGAGCTGTCCGTGCACGACGAGGCCGAGCACTTCGGCGCGCCAGCCCGCAACGCCGGCCTGGAGCTAGCCAGCGGCACGTACGTCACCTACTGCGACGACGATGACAGTTTGCGGCCCTGCCACTGCTACCTGCTGGCTGAGGCGCTGACTCAGCATCCGGAAGCGGACTTCGCGGTGAGCCGGATGATGAGCCACGGCCCGTACGGCGACATCGTGATTGGCACCGGCCCGCTGGCCGCCGGGAACCTGGGTACCCCAATGGTCATGCACAGGCGGAACGTGCCCGGGAAGTACGGCACCTGGGGCGAGGACGGTTCCTGGGGGCCGGGTGACCGGTTCGAGGACTGGCACCTGATCTGGGCCTGGATCCAGGCGGGGGTTGAGTACGTGCGCGTGCAGGCCGAGACTTCCGATGTGTGGCCGTCGATCTTCCGCTAGGAGCTGTCATGACCATGCCTGATGAGTACGTGCCCTGCGTGGTGGACCCGGCTAACAGCTTCCTGTCGATGCCGCCCGGGCCGGCCGAGCTGCTGACCGGGATGGAGGGAGCGGCGGTCGGGGTACTGACCATCAGGACGCCGACCACCACGCTGACCGTGAAGCTGCCGAAGAACCAGGTGCTCGCCTGGGGCAAGATGATCACCGAGCTGGGTGAGGAGCTGGAAGGTTCAGGGCTGCTGGTGGCTACCCGTAAGAACACGCTGCTGCGCCCGTGAGCTACGAGGAGGTCAGCCAGCGAGAGGATCGGTAGTACTAGCGGAGGGAATAAAATTAGGATTTTCGCAGGTCACGACGGCGGCTCGGGTTGTAGCTACTATCGCATCGAGCTCCCTTTGCGGGAGATGGCCAGGCACGGGCACGAGGTGACGTTCGCCGACGCGGGCGACCGGAACCACCCGCCCGTGGTCACCCTGGACATGCTCCGCGGCTACGACGTGGTCGTCGCGCAGCGGTGGAACAAGCACGACGGGCTCGGTACCTGGCGGCGGGCCAGCCTGTGGGCGAAACTCGTCTACGACCTGGACGACGACCTATGGCACATCACGGCGGAAAACTGGAACGCCTATCAGCACTACAACCAGCCGGAGATCCGCGACGCGACTACCCATGCTGCCGAAACCGCCAGCCTGGTCACCGTGTCCACCGAGCCGCTGGCGGCGACGGTCCGCGAGGAGGCCGGGCACGACCGGGTGATCGTGCTGCCTAACTGCATCCCGGAATGGGTGACGCTGCTGCCCCGGCCGCGCCGGGACCGGCCCAGGGTCGGCTGGCAGGGCGGCGCCAGTCACGGCATCGACATCGGCCAGGTCGCCGGCCCGGTCCGCCGG